GAATCAAGTGCCGCCTTAAGAATGTTAAGAGCAAGATCATCAGCGAATACAGAGTCACAGTCATCAAACACTAAGACGTTCTTAGCATCGGAGTACTTGTAAAGAACTGCGTACAGTCCTAGAGCAGTCATCGCACCTTTAACAACCTCGTAACGAGTCTTGCTATTAGTCAGTGAATCAAACAATGAAGCCTTCTCCATTTGTTGCTCAACACCGTAAGACTTGCCTACTCCTGGAGGGCCTGAAACGATCATCGCTCTAATGTCTCCACCGATTGTAGCCGCAGACATATCGTCCAGAATCTCAAATCTAGTTTTGATTCTATCCATTGCCTCAGCATCAGACTCGCCATTTGCTGGAGTCAGTGAAGTATTCTCAAGACCACCCATTATTGGATGATCAGTTCCCCACTCAATATCGTTGATATTGTTTACCTTGACTCTAAAAGTCTTAATACCTAGTTTGCTCTGCCCTTCGTTGAGAACAGTAACAAAGTTGCTATTAGCACCTTTTTGAAAGCCTTTCACTAGTGTGAATTCTTGGTTAATAATTGGAGCATTTTTGTACTCCCCGTATTTTACAGTTATTCTATTAGACATTTAAATTACCTCAGTGTCAGTGTGTAAGTCATAATTATAGCACCTTTCAGCACTATTGTCAAGCCTTTGGGCAAAGTAATTTAAATTAATTTCTTTGCTTCTTTGCTTAACTTATACATCTATTATACGACCTTTTGGTACCAATGTCAAGCGGTTATACAAAAAAAGTGCAAATAAATGCACTTTTTCACCGTTATAAATCAATGACTTAGAACTAATCTACAGAAATATCTTCCATTCCAGCAGTCCTGAGACGAACTATGTGTCCCATTTGCCACTGTTTCGCATCTAATCCCTTCATAATGCCTAGAAACTTATTTCTAAGCAGGGCTACTTCATTGATTAGATACTCGAAGTCAATCACTTCGTCTTCACCATCTACATACTTTTCAGCATCACGTGAGGTCAATGCTCTCGCATATTTCTCTAGGTATTTCTGAAAGTGACCCCTGCGGATCTTACGTAGTTTGATGTTTAGTAAATTAAGCACCGCTTCAACTTCTTGTAGTTGATTGAAACGATGCTCAGTAATACCAGGTAATGCTGATATTTGTCTCTCTATTAAACCACTGACTCGTACATCTATCTTTGACGATATTAATTCATTTTCATAATGACTAATAAAGTCTGGAATCACTGCTAAGTCATGGCTTATACGAGTGTACCAATTCATAGGTCTACTCTACTCCAAGGATTATCTTTTCTATGATTTAACAAGTCTTGTATAGAATAGATGCCTGATTCTTTATACATATACAGTTCAAACTTGTTAGGGTTTTTACCTACAGAACTAGCATAACTTTTCATGTCTTTAATATAGACATTAAGACTATGATACTCTGCTGGGTCTGGCTTTTTACTCATCGTCCCAGATGTCATCATCATCATCTTCTTCCTCATCATCATCTTCAGCAAAATAAGACAATGCTTCGATAATATCACGGTCTTTACTTCCGAACGCTGTTTTAATTTCTAGTGCAGTCATACCACTATCAATTAGATGATTAACTAGCAAGTCGGCGGCTTCCCTTGGGTCACCGTCTTCAATGCTAGGTTTGATAATTTTCCAAACATGTGCTAAGTCAGGTAGGTTCATACTTCTTCCTCTTCAATAATTGATACTTCTTCATTATTTAACTTATCATGTGCCACTTTAACTTCAGCATATTCAGCCATTACTGTATCTAAACAACCTTCCTCATTCGCTTCCCAAGGTTTTCTAAATTGAAGAATCTCAGTGCCATCTTGTGTGATGTACTTTAAACGATTGCCTTGTTTAGTGAGTATACCGTCTTTTTCAAACAAGTCTACGAGTCCTGAATAAGGATTCATACCTGTCTCGTAAGGAATCTTCACTTGCACACCCTCGAAAGGTTTTGCATAACGAGTCTTCATTACTTTACAGCCTGCACGAATACCTCTGACATCAGAAATTTTGTTGCCGTCTGCATCTTCTTTAAGTTTCATTTTCTTCATAGCAACAACAATACTTGATGCGTAGATAAAGCCTTGACCACCAGAGATTTTATCATCTGGGTCAAACATATCTTGTGATGCATAAGTGTGATTAGTTGCAACAAGTCCAACATTGTAACTACCGAACATGTTAACTGAGTTTCTTACTAAAGATGTCAGTGCTTTGGGTTTACGACCCATGTCACCTTTCATGTCACCTTTATCAAACTGATCAACATCTGTTGGTGTTAACATCATACCTAATGAGTCAATTACAAAAAGAACTTTAGGGCGTTCGCCGTCTGCCATTGCTTTGTAATCTTTCATAAAGGTTGATATAGTTTTTGCTACATCGTCAATCATACTCATGCTTAACTTCAGAAGTTTTTCTTCTGTCGTATCTACACCAAGTGCATGTAGCCAAGATTCGTCAAGTGCGTTCTCTGTATCGATTAAGACTACAAAGATACCTTGCTCTTGTGCTGATTTAACTATGTTGCCTGCGACAAAGTATGATTTACCTGCACCTGATTCACCTGCGAACACAGTTACTTTTCCTAGTGGGACTCCTTTATGAAAGTCTCCGCTAATTAAGTAATTGAGTGCGTATGAGCCAGTACTGATCCAGTCTGTTGGATCGTGAAATCCCACTGAAAGTCCTTCAATGGATTTTGTTATGTCTTTTCTAAATTTAGACACATCGAATGGTTTAGCCAAAATGTTCTCCTATCGTGTTGATTGTTTATTATTAAGCATTCTATCAGAATTAGGTGATTTGTCAAGTAATTCTGGGCAACTCTGAGCAATGTCATCTAATTCAAAATCTGCTGGAAAATGACGCAATGCGGCTCTGGCCCTATCTCTAATGAGACTTGGAACTCTAGGCGTTTTGCCTGGATCACATAATTCTTCTAACAGTTTTTTGCTTTGTTTTAAAGACCTAAATCTTTCGTTTGGTAAGGTCATTGTAATTCTCCTATCAAAAAATGGGAGAGGTATTTCACTCTCCCGTTATCAACCTACTAGCTATTGTTCTGTCTTGCACGAATCATTGCTAGAATGTCTTGTGCTTTATCGCTAGTTGGGTTTGCTTGAGTTGGAGCCTCTACAGCAGGAGCAGGTGTTTCTGCTACTGGTACTGGTTGTACAGTTTCACTTACAGTCTCTACTGGTGTAGATGCTACTGGAGTTACTTCAGCAACTGGTGCTGAAACTCCAGATGGTGCTTCTAGTCCATATGGACGATAGTATGCTCCCCACTTGTCATTATCGTATGGACGACCATCAACAGATGCTTCGAACATTTCTTTAATAACACGCAGTTCTGCTTCACTAGGCTTCTTAGGTAAGAAGTCTGCTAGATTGAATAGACCATGTGCTTCAATAGCCGCTTGTTCTACTTCAGTCAATGCAGATTCTTTACGAGACCATGAAGATGTTGAGTAATCAGCATACTGACCTTTAGTCGTTTTCTTAAAATTGAAATCAAGACCACGCATGTAATCAGTTGGTAATTCTTCCATCTCAGGATCCATCAAAGAAGATTTGATCGTTTGAAAGATTTGTGGTGAAATAACAAATCTACGAATTGGATTCGCAGGGGTTTCATCTTCACCGATAGGGTTTTGACGCACAAAGCCTTGAAAAAGATAACTTCTCTTCTTCCAGTATTTGTTAGCCATTTCTTTTAGAGTTTCGTCTTTGTACCAAGGACGAACTTCCGCTAGTACAGGGCAATTCTCACCAAACATCTCTACGCAAGGAACTTGAACAGTTACTTGTTTCGAGTTTATGTCACCTTTAACACCATTGAATGGTAGTTTGATAACTTGTCTTTCAATCCAAAAGAAAGAGTTCCCTGTATCAGCATCGGGTAAGAAACGCACAGATGCTAATGCACCTTCGTCCATTTTCCAATGCGGATAGATCGCTCCATCAGATTGCGGGTATGAATTCCCTTGGGGTTTATCTTGTGCCGCAAGACGGGCACGGATGTCAGCTAGACTTGTCATAATGTTTTCTCCTATAATATGCTTTAATTTTAGCTTTAGTTTAGTTGTCGCAAGACCGAAGTCTCACTAGTGTAGTTTTTGTTAAAAACAATCTTTGACACATGAATCTATTATACACTAATATCTTCCTATGTCAATAAGTATTTATCACTAATGTACCCAAAAGAATAAAAACTTAAAAGAGCAAATGCAATCTCTGATCGAAAAGATTACTATAATAATCTTTGGACCCAAAGTAATAAATACTAGTGCTAACCATATATTAACTTACTAAAGGACCATATCCATGTTTTTACAACACATACAGCGATCCAAAATCACATTTGCTATATTATTTATGGTAGGAGTGTACTCCCAAAATATTTCTGCTCAGGCTACAGGAACCTGTACTGCCGGAACTCAATATTGTGAAGCAAGTGATTCTACGAGTACCACCACAAATACGAACACTAATACTTCAACAAACACCAACACCAACAACAATACCTCTACCAATACTAACACCAGTACTAACACGAACAATAATACCAACAACAATACCAATACTAGCACCTCAACCAATAATAATACCAACACCAACAACAATACCAATACTAGCACCTCAACCAATAATAATACTAGTAACAACACCAATAGTAATACTAATACTAATAACAGTACATCGACTAATACTAACAACAATGTATCGAGTGGTGGGACTAACAACACGAACGTTAATACGAATACCAACACTAATAATACGACCAGTAATAACACTAATACGAATAACAACAACAATACTTCCACTAGTAATAATACTAACAACAATAATAACAATTCTACGGTAGCCAGTACCTCGAATAATACGAATACCAATAACAACAATTCTAATATTGACCAAAATGTGAATTCTACTAGTACTTCGACATCTAATAATACCAATGACACTACCTCAAATAATACCAATAACAATAACAATAATAATACTAGCACCAGCACAAGTGATTCTAAAGTAACGACTGACAACAAGTCAGAGAATGTGAACACCAACAATAACACAAACAAAAATGAGAATGTTAACAAGAACGAAACTAACCAAACTATTAAACAAGAGATAACAACTAAGGCACCACCAGCAAGTGCGATTGCACCGAGCATCGGGTCTAGTTACTCACAAGACTTGTGTACAACAGGTGTGTCAGGAGCGTTTCAGGGTCAAGTATTCGGTTTATCAGGTGGTAAGTCAGTTAGAGATATGAACTGTGAACGTATTAAGTTAAGTAAAACGATATACGACATGGGTATGAAAGTAGCCGCAGTGTCATTAATGTGTCAGGATCCTAGAGTGTTTCAAGCAATGGAAATGGCAGGAACACCCTGTCCGTACATGGGAGCAATTGGACCAGCCGCTTCTGTTAAATGGGAAGACGATGAGCAAAGAAGACCTGATTCTAAGAAAGGTACCAAGAGCAAAGTTCTAAGTCTATTCAGTTCTAATAAAATAGAAATTGATGAAATATCAGATGTGAGTGACGATGAATCTGCTTACATAGAAAAATGTACTAGACCTGACTTTAAAGGAAGACGTAAATCTACCGAGAGTTGTGAGGCAGAATGGCACGATTCAAAATAATATCATTATTATTGATGCTACCCATGTTTGCGGTAGCACAATCTTATACTCCTCCTAACTACAACGAGTCAAATGCTGATGGCACTAATACCATTTACTCAGTGACTGGAGATTCCGTCAGTCTTTATAATCTATATGATCTTTACTATGCAGATGATGATACTAATAATGGTGTAACTAAATGTGATAACTTTTTTGATGACGGTGGTTGTAATGTGGCCGGAGAGTTTGGTTTTTCATGGGAGTGGCACAATGAATCATTTAATTATGGATTAATGAGTACGAACGGTTGTCTTAAATTATTAACATCAAGTTCTTTTAGTGACAATGATTACTGTTCTGACTACACACCTAATCAATTAGGGAGTGGAGAAGATGGTTATACTCTAAATGCAACTAATACACTTTTTCCTTTCTATTCTGATTTCATCTATGCTGATATGGAAATTACAGGAACAAAAGATAGTGCAATGATGTTTAAAGCATTTGATGACTATGTTATTTTTGGTTGGTACTATATGGCAGAGTATGGATATCATATTAACTCAACAGCCTCTAGTAACAGTTTTGAAGTATATCTATTTGACTATAATGACTCTGTAAACAAATGTACTACTCAGACTAGTAAATTATGTACAGATGATGAAAGAGCAGAAGTAAACAAACCTGACAATTATGGATTTGTTTATGCAGAATTAGATGTCAAACAGAATGATGTTTTGATTGGAGAACAAAAAGACCCACAAAATTATACTCAATATCTATTTTATGATAACGGTGCAGATAACTTAGGTGATGGCAGTGTTGACAATACTTTTGATGATATGGATGGTGGATACTTAGAAAATGGTGGTGGTATACTCTATTCAGAAGCAAACGGAGAACCAGCCCAATGTCAAAGCAATCCTTTATTTTCAACAGATTGTTTGCTATATGACCTAGCATATTTAGAATATCAATGTAATTTAGATTCACAATATGATAGTGGATGTGAGTTTTATGAAGATCAGGAACCAGATAAAGGATTGATGTGTACTATTGATCCATTGTATGATTCAAGTTGCCCTGGGTATGATCAAGCACTTGCTATGACTGGTTCATCAGGTTACGATCCAACTACAGGATTAGTTACTGATCCTAATACTGGAGAGCAATACAACACAGACGGATCTACATATGATGATGGCTATGCCTATGATGACGGAGGTGTCAACCAAGACATGGGTGATGAACCTTGGATGGTAAATGGTAACTATGACCCTAGACTTGATCCTAACATTTCATATGATGACTTGAATACAGAACAACAAATGTTAGTTGATCAAGGACTTTCCCCGCAAGATGCTATGTTTGTAACACTGGGGCAAGAACACATAGCCGCATTAGGAGAAGATCCATTAGCAGTACAATTCAACGGGCACAGACCAGGTGACTATGTGTTAAACGTAGTAGGTGGGTTAGAAAACTACGATACTCAATTACATGATACAGCAATGCAACAACAATCACTTGAATGGAATCCTAATGGTAACATTGATACACTTACTGCTGATGTTTGGGCAACTGAAGAATTTCAACAACAAGCAACAGAACAATTAGAGAACATGGTTGAAACATACGGAGAAGAGTTTTATTCGTTCACAGACCAAGATTGGTATGAACATGATGTTGCAACATATGGACAAGCAGAAGTTGATCAATGGCATGAAAATATTGAATTTGATGAAGAAGGTCGAATCAATTGGGACACCTTTGTTGAAGGTGCTCAGGAAGAAGAAGTTTGGATAGCACAAGATAATGAGTTAATGCCTGATTACAATGAAAGAGAAATCTTTACAGAATCTGATGAAGTATTTGAACGTATTGTAGAAGATGAGGCATTTGAAGAATTAATCAGTGAAGCAGAGTTAGAAGAATTAACTGCTGAAGAATCTCCTGAAAATATAAGAGAAGAGGAAGTGATTGAGGAAAAAGAATTAATTGTAGAAGCACAAGAAAAACAAGAAGAAGTCCGTGAAGAAATAGCACAAGAAGAAGTTCGTGTAGAGAAAGAAGCAGAACAGGCTGTTTCAAGTTCTGATTCGTCTTCTAAGTCAAGACCTTCTTATCAAAGTGTTGCTATCTCACAATTTGTTTCTGAAGTCTCAGATGATGTAGAAACTGTTGACGTTATTGAAGACGTTATTGAAGACGGTAGTTCATCAGGTTCAACATCATACGGAGTTGATTCAGGTAGTGATCAAAGTTTTGCAGGCCAAGATGGTGGAAGTTCTAATAACTCTGAATCATCTTCATCAAGTAGTAGCATTACTGACTCTTCTGGTTACGTTGCAGATGACTCAAGCCAACAACAGTTTGAACAGTCAACAGGTCAAATTGACACATCTATTGATGTAGCCGACACTAGTTTTGATGCTGTTGAGACTTCTGCGTTTGAAGTATCTGAATCTTTACAAGAAGAGCAAACAGAAGAACAATTATTCATTGAGGCTTTTGATGATGGTTCTAGTGGTATTACTAGTGCTGATATGCAGTTTGAAGATAACTTGACAGAAGCATTATCTTCTGGTACAGGACTGACTGAGTTTTTAAGTCAACAAGCACCAGACTTTAGCAGATTTGATATTCAGCAGTCTGGACAAGAAATTCGCACAAGTGATGCAGTAGAGAGTCTAGCAGACTCAGTTGGTGCTGAAGTCGCTCAGGCCAACTTACAAGCGACCTTAGAGGGCATACAAGACGGTTCCTCTGATGACGGTGGTTATGCAGACCAAACTATTGCTGTTGCTTATATAGGTTATACAGCAGGGTTTAGTTCTTATACGGGCAGACAAGTCTATAGTGAAGGGTCAACTGGCTTCTTTGATAACAAGCAAATACCAGACGGTAAGATAGATGACAACAAAATGGGATTCTATCATATGGCTGGCAATACACAAGAGAAATTGTATAAGATGGTTCTTATGCAATATGGAATACAACCAGATGAAGACACAGGGGAACAACAATGAGTGAAACATCAATCGATGACAGCAAGAATGTCATTAACAAAATGGACCTTGACAAGTACACAGACCTTCTTCTAAAATTGGATGAAGCAAATGACAAGATCAAGGAGATGGAATCTTTAACTAAACAATTAAAGATAATATCAGACGAAGCAAAGCCAAAAGAGAAATTTACTTTTGCGAATTTGTTTATGGATGATAATAAACTTAATGAGAAATCAATCATTGGGTTTATCTCGTTTGCTTTGATGGTAGCGTTTGGGATAACAGACCTAGTCACAGGGTATGCAGGTAAAGATTTAGTAATTTCTGAGACGATATACACATCCTTTGTTATTATAACATTAGGATCATTTGGTATATCTGAAGCAGGCAAAATTTTCGGTAATAGATAAAGGAGTAATAAGATGGCACAATTAGAATACGAAGGAATAAAAATGAGTGGCAGCAAGTTACTTATTATCATTCCATTATTAGGAACATTGATAGGTGGTTTATGGGGAGGCTTTGAACTATATAACAGATTGTTAGAAGCAGAATCAAAACTAGAACAATTACAGCCTGAGTCAATACAACAAGAGATTACAAGATTAACTGAACTTACAGAAGTAATTAAAGATAACTTAGCAGGTGATATCTTAGAAGCCTCAAGACTAGCACGTTCAGTAGAAGTTAGTTCAGCATCAACTCAGCGAGAAGTTCGTAATGATGTGTATGCTATGGAAAAAGAAATGCAGAGTCGTTTCAAAGAGATAGATTCTGACATCCGTGAGATGAGAAAAGAATTAGAAGAAAGAATTCAAACGATCTTAGAAAATCCTTTGAATGATGTTGAGTAATTAGTTAAGTTTTTTGTTTTCTGCTGGCCAACTATAAATGTATGAGCCAGCAAAGTCTTTAACTAAACAAAAGATTTGATCTTTGTATTCATAGACTTTAATGTCTGCTTTATAACCTTCGAGGATTCTATCGAATGTCATTTCATAGTCTCCTCTTCTCTCCCCGTACATATTGACCAGGCCAGCAACAGCATTTATTTCTCGTTGCTCGTTTGGTCCTTGTCCACCTAAGTTAGCAAGTACATTCATGTCTTCTATTGGTGTTGCAGTGATAGATGAGAATACTTTTTTACCCATCATACGAACACCATCTTGCATATATCCTGGTAAGTTTTGCACTGAATGAAATCTAGGAGTAAGATTACCTTGGGCTCTTAAATCATTTCTTATTTCTTGAGGTAATGTATTTGGTTCTACTTCTTCTACACCTACACCTTCTTCATCTTCTTCTTCGTCATCAACAGGAATAAGGTCTGTCATTTCATCATCAGTGTATTGTTGTATTAAATCTTGGTTTTGAGCAAGTTGAGCCATGCGATTGCTCATGCCTTGAATATTGCCTAGATTGACATTAGCTAATGCATTAGCTGTATCATCTGCTGATACCGCATCTCTGGATTTAATATCCATTGGTGGAATATTTTTTTTCTTAACTAAATCATTTGCTTCTGAAACAAATTCTCTAAAACGCATAGCGTCTCCTATTTACTGTGTGGTGGCAACTTTGCCTCGATAAACCATTCATGCTTTCTTTTGACTGGGTTATATTTTTTAAATCTTAACTTTCTATTTTCTATAGTAAGTGTTTTTGTTTTAACTGCTGTATAATGATAGGTGTGATGATCTCTCGTCTCACCTTCTGGTATCATGTAAACTTTACTTTGTTTCTTTTTATTATCTTTTGCCATATTATGTTTTTAGTGGTTTTGATAGTTCTTCCCAACTGGTTTCGTAATCTGAGTCACCATCGGCGTAACCCATTACACCCAGTTTC